AGAAGCTGTCTCTCGAAGAAGCCAAAGAAGTCGTCAAGTCTTGGATGGTCAAGCCCAAATCCAAGAACGGCCTCTTCAAGTACAATCATCTTATGCTCGACATCGAGAACGCGCCGTCTCTTCCCAGTCTTATCAAAACGACTTGGAATATCGTGCTGGCGGGCGAGGGTCTCAACGTCAACGGCTCTCAGTGGCAGCGCGAACACGCGGCCCATCTCTACAAGTAGTTGCCGCTAATCTAGGCATTTACTATTCTGCCAAACTGTGTATAATACGGCTAACGCCACAAAATATCAGGATATATCATGGCTGATCTCGTGACCATCGCTGACTCAATTCGTTACGGCCGCTACAAGGCTTATAGGGGCAATGCCGATCGCATCGCTGAGCTGATAGCCAAAGCACTACCTCATGCTCGTAAGCTGTTAGACTTGCCTGAGCACCTCGTGTATCATATTCGTCCGCTCGGCGGCAAGTACAACGGCGTCTACATGAACTTCTTCAGCAAGATCGAGCTCGAAGTTCGTAGGACAAATCTCGGCAATGTCCTCGAGACGATCATGCACGAGCTGGTTCACGCTGAGCAGTTTCATCAGGGTCGTCTCAAGCTCAAGAGCGGCATGTATCACTGGCACGACGAGCCTCATAAAGTTGGCAACGATACTTATGCGAAGTATCGCGCTCGGCCGTGGGAAGCAGAAGCCTTCGAGCGGCAGTCTGTCTTGGCTCTCAAGGTGTCTCTCATGATCGCCGAAGAGTCCAAGGCTGACATCTCGGATCTGCGAATCAAGTATGCTGATGAGATCGAGAAGGTAGAGGAATCAGTAATATGTCTCTAGAAGTCGGCGATAAGGTCACCCTCAAAGTTCGCAATCCGATCTGGCCACGGAGGCATACTTATGCTTCTTACATGCTAATCGAGGAGTTCCACTATTACACCGGAAGACTGATGGCTCGTGGCCGCGGTGACGGCGCAGATTCGATTCGTATCACTTCCGATGATCCAAAGTACCCCGTCAGGCTCATAGACGCTGATCGGATCGAGGACGTCGTGATAAATACGTAGGCTAACAAGAAGGAATAACACATGAATATAGAAGTCTATGGGAAGCCAGACTGCCCTTTCTGCAGTCTTGCCAAGGATCTACTCAACAGGAAGGGTTTACATTATAGTGAACACGTGGTAGGATCTGATATGACTCGAGAAGAGTTCTTCGAGAAGTTCCCTGGAGCCTGCACGGTTCCTCAGATCACTATCGACGGACGACTCATCGGTGGATACGACAAACTTACAGAATGGATGAATAGCTATGACAACTCCAAGTTTCTCGCTGGCTGATCGCGACTACATCGTAGAACAGCTTCGTCACAAGATCGCCGACATCGACTTCGTTAAGTCTGACGGCACGCTTCGTACCTTGAAGTGCACTCTTCGTGGCGACCTCTTGCCGGCTCCTTCGGCGAAGCCCCTCATCGACACTCTCAAGAAGCCGCGGGTCGATAACCCCGAGGTCATCGCCGTCTGGGATCTCGAGTCCGAGGGATGGCGTTCGTTCCGTATCGACTCCGTGCAGTCTGTAACCATTCGTGAGGGTATCTAATGGGTTTCGCCTACAACAACATCGACATGACTAAGAAGTCTCGTGGTGGATCCGAGCTCATGGCCGAGAGGCTGGAGAAGCGGCTCGACCCGAGGCTTCTCGATTATTTTCAGATCCACGTCTCTCGCGTAGGCGACGTCGACGAGTCCAAGATCCAGCTCTTGCAGCTTCAGGACTTGCCTGGTGATCCTGCTTCTGAACACCTGAAGAATGGTGGATACAACAAGTTCGAGCGACTAATCTTCGTCTCTAACTGGCAGATGCAGAACTACATTCAGTACTACGGTATCCCGTGGTATAAGTGCATCGTATTGCACAACTCTATCGAGCCGATCACGTTCGACAATAAGCCGTCTGATAAGATCAATCTCATCTATCATACTACTCCTCATCGTGGTCTAGAGATCTTGGTACCAGCATTCATTGAGCTGGCCAAGAACAACGAAGACGTCCATCTCGACGTCTATTCTTCGTTCTCCATCTACGGGTGGTCTGATCGAGACAAGCCGTACGAGAAGCTCTTCGACATGGTCAAGGAGCACCCGCAGATGACGTATCATGGAGCTAAGCCGAACGAAGAAGTTCGCGAAGCTTTGAAGAAGGCACACATCTTCGCCTATCCGAATATCTGGATGGAGACGTCGTGCATGGCACTGATGGAGGCCATGTCAGCTGGCTGCATTTGCGTGCATCCGAACTATGGCGCTCTCTACGAGACCGCTGCTAACCAGACTTGGATGTATCAGTTCCAAGACAACAAGCAGGATCACCTGAACGTGTTCTATAGCATGCTCAGCGGAGCGACCGCGGCTATTCGAGAGAATAACGCCGCTCTCAATGCCATGCTCGATCATCAGGCTCAGTTTGCAGATCGATTCTACAACGTGGACATCGCTAAGCACGCGTGGGCTGGCCTACTCATCTCTATCTTGGCCATCAAGAAGATCCCTTATACTGAATCCGGAGAAAAGTAGTGGCTCAGGTATGGGGAGTGCTGTGGAAAGACTCCGAGAGAGAGTTTTTAGTACGTGATAACTATAAGCCCGTTTTGTTTCTTTCTAAAAAAGAAGCTAAAGCGTGGATAGATCAGAAGTATGGTTACATAAAGACTCGCAAGGATCTCAGATTGCCTCCTCATAACTGGCGACTTCCAAAACCAGTCAAAGTGAAAGTTACAAAAGCATGATCATCCTAGATCTCAATCAAGTCATGATCTCGAATCTAATGGCTCAGATCGGCAATCACACTAACACGGCGGTGGAGGAAGATCTCCTCCGCCACATGATTCTGAACTCGATCCGTCTCTATCGTAAGAAGTTTGCGCGAGAGTACGGCGAACTCGTTATCGCGTGTGATGATAAGAACTACTGGCGCCGTAAGATCTTTCCGTACTACAAGGCTAATCGAAAGAAAGCTCGCGAGAAGTCGGAACTGAATTGGACGGTCATCTTCGAGTCTCTAAACAAGATTCGCGAGGAGCTTCGTCAGGTATTCCCGTATCGAGTAGTACAGGTCGACACTGCCGAGGCAGACGACGTCATAGCCACTCTCTGCGAGGAGAAGGGCGGCTTCGGCGAGAAGATCCTAATTCTCTCGGGCGATAAAGACTTCAACCAGCTACAGAAATATGGCAATGTTGAGCAGTTTGACCCAGTGAGAAAAAAATGGATCAAAGCGGAAGATCCGCATAAATATGTACAGGAGCACATCATGAGGGGAGACTCCGGAGACGGTATCCCTAACTTCTTGTCGGATGACGACACATTCGTATCAGACAAGAGGCAGAAGCCCCTCACGCAGAAGAAGATCGATGCCTACCTAGGTAAGGACCCGAAGGCTTTCTGTGACGATGCGATGCTCCGCAACTATATGAGAAACCAGCAGTTGGTAGACTTCGAGTTTATACCTGCAGACATCAAGGCTCGCATCCTCGGCGAGTACGAAGCTCAGTCCGGAAAGAGCCGCGACAAGCTATTCAACTACTTCATCCAAAATAAACTTAAGAATTTGATGGAAGACCTTCAGGACTTCTAAGGAGATAATCATGCGCAAGAGCATAGCCGAACTTCTCGAAGAAGTAGCGGCAGAGAAGAAACGAGAAGACAAGATCGCCAAGCTTAGAGAGAACGCCAACAACATGGTGTTCATGAAGATTCTACAGTGGACTTTTGATTCTCGTATCAAGTGGCAGCTCCCGTCTGGCGAAGTGCCGTATAATCCTACCAAGTACCTCGATCAAGAGGGCAACCTCTATGCCGAGGCCCGCCGCCTGTACCTCTTCGTAGAGGGTGGCAATCCGAATCTCAGCCAGCTCAGGCGCGAGAGCCTGTTCATCCAGCTCATGGAATCTCTATCTCCAAAAGAAGCTAAGCTAATCGAGGCTATCAAGGACAAGAAGATGCCGTACAAAGGCATCACTGAGAAGTTGGTCGAAGAAGCATTTCCTGGTCTAATTAATGAGGCGCAGTTAATATGAGTAAGTCCTATCATAAACAACTCACAGAAGAAGACGTAGTCGAATACTTCATTCCTCACGCAACCAAAGATCATCGTCGTGAGAAGCGAATGGAGATGAGTGTTAAGAAGAAGAAACGCTCGTACGATGATGAGGATTACGATACCTGATGCCAACATACACATTCACGAATGATAAAGGTGAAGAGTGGACCGAGTTCATGTCTATCTCAGAGTTCACTCAGTATACCAAAGATAACCCTGGAGTGGAGCAGGTCTTGCAGCCTACTCCTCTTCTAGATCCAACTGGTCTATCGATCAAGGGAGTTAAGAACAAGCCGGACAGCGGGTTCCGCGACCTGCTCAAGGATATGAAGAAGACTCATTCGCAAGGATTCTCGAGATCGAAGATCAACACGTTTTAAAAATGAGAAGGTGATAAACCTCTAACGCTTACAAGGAGTCTCATGTTCGGGACATCAGAGCTCATCGACTCAGAACAACCACAACTAACAAAAAGAGAGAGAAAGCTACTGAGGAGGAAGGGCCTAGTCCCGCCTCCTGAACAAAAACATGGCAGGCAAAGTCTAGGGAATATGAAGCTGAAGCCCATATCCCCTCTCACTGATAATCAGAGAAAGACTTTCGACGCGTATCGATCTGGTAAGAATCTCATGCTTCACGGCATGGCCGGTACAGGAAAGACTTTCATATCCATGTATCTGGCATTGAATGACGTCATCACTAAGGAGAACTACGACAATGTTACTATCGTTCGTTCTGTCGTTCCTACTCGTGACATGGGCTTTTTACCTGGCAGCCAAGGAGAAAAGTCTAAAGCCTATGAGATGCCGTACTTCCCAATCGCGTCTGACCTATTCGGTCGCGGAGACTCCTACGAAGTACTCAAACAAAAGAAGCTGGTGAACTTCATCACTACCTCGTTTATTAGAGGAACCACCATCAACGACTCCGTTATCATCGTTGACGAAGTCGAGAACATGACATTCCATGAGATCGACTCAGTCATCACTCGCTGCGGCAGGAATTGCAGAATCATATTCTGCGGAGACTTCCGTCAGTCAGACCTACTAAAGAATGAAGAGCGTCAAGGGCTGAAGAGGTTCATGGAGATAGTTGACAATTTACGCGACTTCAGTTATATTGAATTTGGACAAGACGACATCGTCAGATCAGGATTAGTACGTGAATACATCATCGCTAAGACAGCACTTGGGTTCGGCTAAGCGCGAGAGAGACTTTCAACATTGGCCGCTCACCGAATTCGAGCAACTCACCTGTTATACATTACCAGACATTAGACTCTACGAGAACGCCGACGGGATTTTATTCCCGTCGGTTACTCATGCGTTAGGTGACGGTAAGAAGGATTCATTAAATGAGTGGAGACAACGCATCGGCCTCGAGGAGGCAAACCGCATCGGGCGTATCGCTGCCGCCACCGGCACGAGATTTCATACCATGTGCGAGCGATACCTTGATAACAGAGATGACTATGGCAGGGGAGCATTCCCCGCGGAGACTGAACTCTTCGGCAAAATCAAGCCCGTGCTCACCGAACGAATCGGGCGAGTTCACGCTCAGGAGTTTCCGCTCTATTCTCTTGATCTTGGTGTTGCCGGTCGTTGCGATTTGCACTGTGAGTTTGATGGCGTTTCTACGGTGGTAGACTTCAAGACTTCTTCTAAAACTAAGAAAGAAGAATGGATCACCAACTACTTCATGCAGGCTACTGCCTATGGCATGATGCTTCGCGAGAGGTTTCTCAACGTAAAGAAGTTCGCCATCCTCATCGCATCTCCTGATGAAATGCAGATCTTCGTAAAAGACATAGACGACTATATAGAAGAGACTAGAGAATACTTCAAAGGCTTCCACGCGAAGCACGGATACAGCCAACAGAGGTTCCGAGAGATGATCGGCGACCGCAAACCAGACGAGAGGGAATGATGTTCATAGAACCCTGGATGGCGCTACTCGTAGTAGCTGCTTTTGGAGCGTGCGCTCACTATAGCTACAAGAACGGTAAGCTCGCCGGAGTGATCGCTGGTATTGACGGCACATTCGAATACCTCGAGAAGCATAAGGTCATCAAGTTCAATGCCGACGGCACCATTACGGGCCTCAAAAATAAGGCTGTACTAATAAAGAAATAAGTGGTATATATAGACTACTGTCGATGAAGGAAACTGAAAGACTACTTGGACCGGGGGGCAGTACCCCGCCGCTCCACCAAAGACACACTTGCCAAAGGAAGTGGGTTAACGACCTAGCCAATTAGCAAGGATAGCGGTGATTGGATACTTCTTGCTGTAGTGGCAAGAGTTTAATTCAACAGGGTGCTAACAGGTGTGTCTCTGATGGGGCGGAAATAGGATCGACAAGAGTGAAATAGGTAACTGGAGACAGTCGTAGGCGACTACGTAAAAGCGCAAACTTATAGATGCAAACGATAACTTTGCTTCTCGTCAGGCCTTAGCGGCCTAACATGAGTCCGGTGGGTACTTGGAAACAGAAACCCACCACCTTCACTCCATCTGTGATGGCCGGTATTCCAGCGGGTAGCAACGTAGGCGTACTGGAAGTCGACCGAGGGCAGGAATTCCCGACAAGCAACACTTGTTATCGGCCATCACCGATGGAGTGAAGACATCTGCAAAAAACAACGGAGAATATACATGAAGCTCACATCAATCCTCGGCGCTGGACTCCTGGCGGCTCTCACCATCGGATCTGCGGCTGCGGCGGACGCTAAGTCGTCTACCGGTGGCGTCAACGTTGGTACTCTCGTCTGTCACGTCGAACCGGGCGTCGGCTATCTCATCGCTTCTAGCAAGGCGGTCGAGTGCACCTTCAAGCCGGTATCTGGTAAGTCTCAGATGTACGTCGGTAAGTTTAATCGTCTCGGCCTCGACGTCGGGTTCACTTCTGGTGGCACTGTCGCCTGGGCAGTGATCGCTCCAGGTAAGATCGGTAACGGAGCTCTCGCCGGCACCTACCTCGGAGTCTCAGCTGAAGCCACCGCTGGCTTCGGTGTCGGAGCCAACGTCCTCGTCGGTGGTCTCCATAAATCTGTCGCTCTGCAGCCGGTATCGGTTCAGGGTCAGATTGGTCTCGGCGCAGCCGTGGCAGCAGCCGGTCTTCAGCTGAAGTCTGCTCACTGACATGCGCGTGAAGCTTAAGTCTCTTCGCTCATCCTCGGAGATCCTTCGTGGAATTGAGAAGCTGGTGATGGAGAAAGAGTTGTCGTATATCGACGCTGCTATCCATTATGCCGAGCAACATAACATGGAGGTCGAGACGGTAGCTAACATCATCAAGATGTCGACCGTAGTCAAGGCTCAAATCCAGCTCGAAGCTGAGGGCCTTAACTTTTTACCTAAGCAGGCACATTTGCCGATATGAACCCGTTCGAGGCATACGTCACCTATCTCGCTATGAAGAACCACTTTGAAAAGGATGGGTATGACTTCGTACGGTACGGCGGCAAGGTGACTGCGAAGGTAGAGTCGTTCTACGCTCGTAAAGACAAGTACTTCTTCGAGAAGTTGGCGCGTAAAGAGGACCTAGTCCACTTCATGATGGCCAACTTCTTGGAGAAGGACAAAGTCTGGTCTCGAGACTTGGTGCAAGAAGATGCTGAGAAGATATACAGGGACTGGGTCAAGCGTACTCAGTCCCTCACTTATCTCTTCAGCAAGGATCTCGACAAGATCGATGACTTGAAAGAGTCAGTCAGAATAGAGGATGGCCAGCATCCGAAATTATTGAAGATGTACTATCAGAGGCAGATCAATCCTGAGACTATCCTCATCATTGATAGCTTCGCTGGTATCATTCAGAAATGGACTGATAAGATCACGGATCCGGTAGTATGGCCGACGACTCGAAGAAAGTTACTGAAGTACAAGTCTTTCTTTAAATTTGATCGTGAAAAGTTCAAAGACATATTAATGAACAGATACGTTCTTATAAAATAATCCTGTACCTAGCCCAGAGGGTATGGTATATAGAATGGACGACAAAGTCCACATACATCGCATACAAACATACAGATATACGGAGAATACAATGTCTTTTGCTTCCCTCAAGAAGAACCGCACGACTCAGCTGGAGTCTCTCACCGCGGAACTCAGCAAGCTCAACACTAAGTCCACTCAGACAGCCGACGATCGCTTCTGGTATCCAGCCGTAGACAAGGCTGGTAACGGATACGCCGTCATTCGCTTTCTTCCTCCTAGCGACGGCGAAGACGTTCCGTTCGTTCGCGTGTGGGATCACGGCTTCAAGGGTCCGACCGGTAAGTGGTATATCGAGAACTCGCTGACCACCATCGGCGAACAGGATCCGGTGGCTGAGTACAACTCTAAGCTCTGGAACGCTACCGACGATGACAACTCACCGCAGCGTCGTCAGGCTCGCACGCAGAAGCGACGCCTCACCTACATCAGCAACATCATCGTCCTCAAGGATCCGGCTAAGCCAGAGAATGAAGGCAAGGTATTCCTGTTCAAGTACGGTAAGAAGATCTTCGATAAGCTCCAGGAAGTCATGCATCCGCAGTTCCCTGACGAGCAGCCGATGAATCCCTTCGACCTCTGGGACGGCGCCAACTTCCAGGTCAAGATCCGCAACGTCGAGGGCTATCGTAACTACGACAAGTCGCAGTTCTCTGAAGTCGGTCCTCTTCTGGATGACGACGATAAGTTGGAGAAGATCTGGAAGAAGGAGTACGCTCTGAAGCCGTTCATCGATAAGAGCAACTTCAAGACGTATGACGAACTCAAGCGTAAGCTAACCGAAGTGCTTGGCTTAGACGAGTCTTTCGACGCTGTGCCAGGTAAGACTGCGAAGCCAGCTGCAGCTAAGCCGGCTGTGAAGGATCTTGACGAAGAGATGCCATGGGATCCGCCGAAGACGGCTACCAAGGCGGCTTCTACCGACGAAGATGACGAGAGTCTCGCCTTCTTCAAGTCTCTCGCTAGCGACTAAGTGTAGATCGGCACGACCATCACGTGAGTGTGCTTCTTTGTCTTGTTACGCGAAGATGGTCGTGCCGCTAACATCTCATGAGCAAAGTTTTCTACCTTGCTCTGAGGTACGATGTACTCTGGCTCTCCAGCTTCGGCCACGAGAGTCAGAGTTCCTCCGTCCTTAGGATGAATCTTTCCTCCCTCTGCTAAGCCGGGAATTCCCTTAGCACGATCCCACTCCCTCTGGTTTCCGAGGTCGATGTGAACACTTCCATCTTTATAGTATCCGATACCACCTGCGCCTAATTGACGAGCAGACTGCATGAAAGCTACTGCTTGGCTCTCTGACTCGAATCCAGTTACGTCTAAAGCATCGCCGTGAGAGTGGCGAGTAGTCTTCTGGCCGCCTTGTTGTCTCTCTGGACTGATCCAGCTGCCTACGCCACTCGTGAAGTTGATCTGCGACATACCGACTCGCTCGGCAGCACTCACGGCTATCTGCCTGATCTTGGCTATAGGTCTGCCTGGTCTGTGCCTTCCATACATCTCGACCACTTTAACACTTCCACTCGAGATGTTAGCGCCAGCCACTCCTCCGTCCATCTGAGCCTCTGAAGACAGAGATGTTTCTTGAAATCCGTTGCCGGTCATCGTGGCGTCTGATGCATTATGAGTATGCTGCGACGTAGCAGACGCGAGTTGATTAGAGATGCTATCTCTGACTTTGTTCGGATCTATGGCCGTAGAAGATGCAGGAGTTACGTTTATAGACGGATTTATATCCGGAGATTCTAAATTCACTGGAGATGGAACCACCGCTGGTAGAGCTCTGGTCTCAGGCTCGTTAGCATTGATAGGTGAATCTACAGTAGCGGCTGCTGCCTGAGATATGAAAGAGCTAGGAGCAGAGACGTCTTGAGTCTCTCTGCTCACTATCGAAGGAGCAGGTGGCACGGAAGCCGGGGCGATGGTGCTAGTCTGTTCTCCGGTTACTACACCAGATTCGCTGCCCATGCTCTCGCTAACGGCGCTGATCACATCATCGAAGTAGTCAGAGAAATTCTTATTCCCGAGAAGGATCTCGACGAAGTATTCTGCGGCATACGCACCAAAACCGCCACCGAGGATGCCACCGATAATACCGCCGACGATAGCTCCTATGCCTGCCGCGGGCGCTCCTATGGCAGCGCCGATGCTGGTACCGAGAGCGCCGAACGCTAGAGACGCCACTCCCGCCACTGCGTGCGTAGCGATAATGTTTCTCACTAAAGTGTTCTTCATGGCCATAGAGATGTAGCCCTTCTCATGGGCTTCTAGGACCATCACATACTCTTCCCAGCCAGACCAAGTCTCAATGACTACGACAGCTGCGAGGCCACCCCATCTTACCAATTTACTTCCGAGTATCTTTGACAGAGCACTGCTAGCAGCCGCGTCAAAAGCCATGTATGCATTCTTAGCAGATTTAAGCGCGCCCATTACTGATTTAGGATCAGTAGAATTTTTTAGAGCGGTCTTGAATGCTTCTTTAGTAGCTGACGTCGGATTCTTTGCGAAGTCATCAGCTACTGCCGTGAGACTCTTATTTGTTGGTATAGGCTCGGTGCTGGCTGTAGGAGTCTCGGTAGGCCTCGACCTTACTTCGGCGTCTCTGGCTCTTCTAGCATTCTCTTCTTCGATCTTGCGAGCCTTCTCGATGTCATCCGCGGCTTTCCTATCTTTCGCGGCCTGATCGGCTTTAGCTTTCTCTTTGAGGCGCTTTCTCTCGATCCGCTTCTCGCGGCTACGGAGGATGCGCCTGACTCTGTCTATTTGCCTCCAAGACTTGAAGAGATCGAAGCCTCCCGCAGTTCTCTGCATGGCCTCGTCTAATGCCTCAGCGTCTACCATCTCATCGC